CATCAGACTGTATATATCATATTGAACGTAACTTGATATTTGCTATTATTACTGGAACGTCTAACTACGTATGGGGAATTGCCGGCTTTTGGGCAGATTCTGGAGATCATGTTGCTTATATAAATAACAACGTGATCTATGGATTTTTCAATACTAACGACTATTCAACTCCGGCAATAGTTAGTAATTCATCTTGGAATATGTATTGTTCAAACAACACTGTATCGGCAAGAACTTGTTTTAATGCACTCGATGGTGTAATGATTTGCAAAAACAACATTGCTATCAATTCAGGAAACGATGTTGCCTTTTATAACTGCTCGGAAAGTTCAGAGTATAATGCTACAAATGATACAATTGTACCGGGAACTAATAACAGAGTGAGTCAGACATTCACGTTTGTCGATGCAGATAATGGTGATTATAGATTATCCTCTAATGATGATGGAGCTAAAGGCTATGGTACGGATTTAAGTGATGACACTAACCCTGTTACCGTAGATAAGATCGGTTATACAAGACCATCAACAGATATAGACATCGGGGCTTTCCAAACACAAGTTGAAGTCAGAAGAAAAAAACAACAGAAAAAGATAATTTCAAATACATTAGGATTATAGGAGTATAACATGGCAAAGAGCGAACAGAAAGAATTAATTGATACTATAACAGGAAAGAAAGGAACAATAAATATTATAGACACAGCCTTACATACAGGTAATTGGGAAGCTATACAGTTTATTGCGGATTCAGTAATCGCATCATTGACAGAATCAAGCTCAAGCGGGAGTCTTGCTACAAAGACTATTACAGCCGGAACTATTATATACGGGCAGTTTACAGCAATACAATTAACGTCTGGAATTGCAAGGTGTTACAATGCTTGATAAACATGCAGGAGGAAGACCTCTATTATTTAAATCCCCGAAAGAGCTACAAGAAAAGATAGATAAATATTTTCAAGAATGCAAAGACAATTACATAGAAATTGTAAATAAGCATGGAAATAAAGCAATTATAAATAAGCCTCTAATTCCTACAATAGCCGGATTGGCTTATAATATTGGAGTTGACAGACAAACGATATACAATTATTCAGAGAAAGAAGAGTTTTTCGACACCATAAAAAAGGCAAGAGACTATATATATATGTGTATAGAAAACGGTCTTACTAATTTTGATAACCCTACTGGTAAAATATTTATTGCTAAGAATTACGGATATACAGATAAAAATGAAATTGAACATTCAGGATCAATTGATATATCAGATATAAAGAAAATGATTTTAAATAACCTAAATGATAAAATTAACACCTAAGCAGAAAATAGCAAATATAGAATTAAGCAAATATGAATATACAGAAGTTCTTTTTGACGGTGGGTCAAGAGCAGGAAAGACATTTGAAATAATTTACTGGTATTGTGTTAATTGTTTATTATTTCCGGGCATAAGGTTTTTAGTAGCAAGGTTAAGATTTAACCATGTTAAAGCTTCAATATGGCTTCAAACTCTTCCAGTAATATTAAAAGCATTTAAAGGACACTATGTAATAAATGGACAAGATTATATTATAAGATTTAATAATGGATCAGAAATATGGTTCGGTGGTCTTGATGATAAAGAGCGAACAGAGAAAATACTTGGACAAGAATATGCAAGTATATTTTTAAATGAAGCTGTACAGATAGCGCAAGCAACAGTAGGTAAAGTAGAAAGCCGATTGGCTCAAAACATTGAAGGCTTTACAAATGTAATTATATTTGACTGCAATCCGAGACACCCTCAACACTATCTGTATAAACGATTTTATATTAACAAAAAACCAAAACAATTACAAATACATTGGACACCGTTTGATAATTTAGAACATTTGCCGAAAGATTATATTGATAGATTAGAGAACTTGCCAGAACTTGACAAGAAAAGATTTCTTGATGGTGCATGGGTATCATTACCAGGAGCGGTATATCAAAATATAAAAGAATCTAATATAATTGATTGTAAACAGGATTGGGGTGCTTATGATTACCTTACAATCGGTCAGGACTGGGGATACTATTCAGCAACTTCAATATGGGGCGTTAAAGAGAATAAAGCTTATTGCTTACATGAAATAGTACTTATAGACAAAACAACAGCTGATATTATAGCAAAGCTAAATGAAGTTGATAGTACTTATGCTATTAAAAGTAATTCAGTACCTATTTATTGCGATCACGAACTTGATAGGATACAAGAACTATGTAATTCCGGATTCAATGCTATGAAAGCAAATAAAGAAGTTGGATCTGGAGATAGTACTGTTAATAGTTATGAATTATATTTTGACAAATCCTGTATGAACACTTATCAATCAATGCTTAATCTTATTAGACAACAGGACAATAACGGGGTGTTTTTTGACGCTCACGTTAAAGAGAATGATCACGAAGCGGATTCAGGACGCTATGCCCTACATTCAGGAAAAATTAAACAAAGCAATAGTAGTTCCTTTATCAGCATTGGAAATGTATATTAAATGTAAAGAATGTTTTAATAAATAAAATGTAAAATATATTGACATTATTATAATATTTTCCTTGACATTATACTTAATATATGATAAGTAGTTATCATTAGGATAACGATTTGAAAGTATTAAGTAATAAAAAATATAAAGCAGAAATACAGGCCTCATATACAGAGGGTCAAAAATCAGTCAGCGATGCACTATATGGCATATTTTACAATCCTACTTCATTAGAAACTTCGCATAGAAATAACTACATAACATACGAACAGCAAGTAAACGAATTATATAAAATGTATTATGCCGAGTCCGATCTCGGAAATGACACAACAGCAACTATAATTGATTTACGAACAGCCATAATCTGCGGTGAGGGGTTATCAGTAATTGCAAAAAATAAAAAGACATTAAAGTTTATAAATCATATTCTTGATTATACCGGGCTTAATTCTGAAAAATTATTATCACTTGTCAGACACGGAGAGCTTGAAGGCAAGCAATTATTACAATTAAAAATAGATAAAACAAAACAACAAATAAATATTAAACAAAGATTATTCTATAATGATAAATATAAAATAGAACTTGAAAATGATGAAATTAAAGAAATATATACAGAGAAAGAAACAGTAAGGGAATACATACCACTTGACAGTTCTATATTTGTTAAACTTGCAGGTATGCCAGACGAATACAATAAAACACCGTCTAAAGCTTGTTCAATAGTTCAACAAATAAAAAATCACGATAAAGCACTATATGATATGCGCGCAAGTAATCACTTATACGGCTATCCAATACCGGCTGTTAAGTGTGAAACAGATCAGCAAGTAAAAACCACGTCAGACCAGATCATTAAAACAAAATGGAAAATCGGAGATATGTTTGTATCAACAGGAACTCTATCATTCCCGACACCTCCGAATACAAATGAATCACTTATCAGAGAGCTATCAGTAAACACTAAAATTATATCAAGGCGTACAGGATTACCGGTTCATTGGTTAGGCTGGACAGACTTAATGTCAAATCGTGCAACCGCCGATGATCTTGCAGAGCTTATAATTACCGGAAGCAAAACAGAGCGTCTAATATGGATTGATAAATTAAAAGAACTTATAATTAAAATAATGCAAATGTCTATTGATAATGGATTTGATGAAGCTATATATGATGAAGATTTTACACTTGATATGCCTTACATTTCTTTACAATATCTTGATAAAATAGCAAATGTTTGGATGCCGCTTCAGATGAGCGGTGTAATTTCTATGGGTCAATTAAGAAATAAATTACCGGGCATCAATCCTGAAGAAACTGAAAAACTTATTGATGATGAAAAAGAAAAAAATATGGAAAATATGCAAGAGTTTCAAGAAAGGTCTAATCCACTTGTAAAAGAAGAGGTTAAAGATGAGTAATATAATATTACAATCAGAACGAATTCAATGTTTTACTGAAAATGAAATATTGATGAATATAAAACCAGAGATATTAAAAGATATACTTGCTAAAGATGAACATCCTTTTTTTCAGACGTATGTATTAGCGCATGAAGGAAAATCTAAACCGAGAATTATCGGTGTTGGAGGTCAAATAATTAACTGGGGGCGTAAAGCCATTCAATCAATTAAGACTGTAATTAAATCAGGATTAAAATGTTTTAAAGGTCATAACAGTGATAATTCAACAGATAACAGAAAATCTTATGGAGAAATTGTTGGTTATACAGAAAGAGAAATTAACGGCAAATTAAACGGAATTATAATTACATATCATAGTCCAGACATAAAAGAAGAAGCAAAAAATCTTGATGTTTGTAGTCAAGAGGCTATATGGGACATAGAAGATAATAACGGTGAGTTAAATGCAATTGCTTGTAATGAAATTACGGGAGTTGCTTTTGAAAATAGTAAAAATGAGAGGCCGGCTTTTGCAGATGCTAAAAGACTTGCTTCAATTCAATGTTTCGAGAACGAAGCAGAAAATAAAGAGGTAAAAAAAATGATATTCAGCGAACTGAAAAAAACAATTGAAGAATTAAATGTATTTCCGAGTCAATTATTTAAACTTGAAGATGTAAAAAATGACAAGAATTTTATGACAGTTTTCAATGATTATGAAACTAAAATAAAAGAGGCAACTGTTAAGGCAACTGATTTTGAAACTAAATTTAAAGAGATTGAAAAAAATACTCAAAAATTAACTTCAAAAGACAGACTCGAAAAACTTATAATGAGTTTAGAAAATAAACTTACTGATAAAGAAAAAGAGTTTGTGGTGAAAAGTCTTGACCTTGCAGAAGATGTAACTGACACAGGCTTAAAAAGTTTCATAGATAAACAAAGAACTAATTATAAAATTTCTGTAAGTTTAAATGACATTAAAACACCGGATGCAAATAAAACAACAATTGAAAACAAAGAAAAGGATTACACCTCAAACAAAGACAATGATTTATTAAATTAAACTGGAGGTTTAAGTGAGCACAAATAAGATTTACAACAAAAGCAATACTTATGATTGTATTGTTTACACGCCCGACACAGAAGCGAGCGGATGGGCAGGCATAACAAAAGGCGACGTAGCGGTTATAGGCAATGTTCTAACAATCGCGGTTAAAGACTTCGATGAAAATAGAGATACATCTATTACACTGATTACAAGAACAGATATCGCACTTGGTACTAAAACAGCGGGTACAGGAACAGCGATAACTGCAGGTTCAAATGTTTACGTAACAAGTACAGGGTTAATAACCACTACATCAGGCGGAAACAAACTATGCGGTATTTGTAGAAAAGATGCTTCCGATGCAGATACAACTATTGAAATGACGTTTGACGGACAGCTTTATAATTTAGACTAAGGGGGAATTATGTTGAATATGGAAAAATTTTGTAAAACCTTAGCTGATATAAAAGCTATGGACAACACAGCCGAAAAGGCAGAAAACACAAAAAAGATATATGGTGCATTACAGGCCTTTTTCAATCCTGTTAAGACCATGAAATTACAGGCTCTTGATAAAGGCTTCGGAGTTACAACAGATGTTGCTGAAATAAATAAAACAAGTTACAACTTTATTATGGACTCTGTTGAGTTTGATAACTTGTATGAACAGGCATTTATGACAGTTCCCTTAGGTGAATTTCAGGACAGCTGGGAAACTCATACAGGTAAAAGCGGTATAGCAATGTCTCTTGTAACAGAAGGGGATAAAATCGGAGTTCAGGCATTTACCGGATCAAAGATTACTACCTATTTACAAAAATACGGCGAAGCAATCGGCATTACTTGGGATATGATTAACTTTAGAAAAATAGCTTCATTGTTTGAACTATTAACCGAAGCAAGAAATCAGTACCTTATTAAAAAATCGACCGTTTATTACGACTTGCTAAAAGCTGCCGTAGGTTCTAATATTACAACTTATCAGGGTGCAGCAGCGGACGGAGAAACAAGAAGGGATATATTAACATTCAATGTAGGTACTGCCGCATTAGGAAACAGAATGAAATTAAAAGTTCCTAACGCTTCAACAGGTTCTATATTATGTTATGCAAACCCGGACGATGAAGCAAGAATTGAAGCTGTATTCAGAGCAAAAACTACTGATATGGCCGGAGCACTCGGAAAAAACAAAGAAGTTACAAAGAGACCTATTACAAGATTGTATTCTTATAACATGACAGTGGGCTCTCCGGTTCTTGTTTGGCCGGGCAGAAAAAATCAGAAAGCGGAAGCAGGGGTATTAAGACAGCTTACAGCTAATGATATTTTAATCGATAGCTTTATACAGGCTTATTACGCATATTGGGGCGGAGTTTGCGCTGATAGCGATCAGTTCCAGCAGTTGACATTAGGTTAAGGGGATTAAGAATGCTTGTATCTGGAGATAGCTGGGTAAGTTTAACAGAAGCAAATTCTTATTTCAATACAAAATATGGGGCGTCCTTCTGGGTGCCCCTATCTAATATTGATAAAGAGAGTCTGTTAATTACAGCAAAAAACTTTATAACAAATCTCGGTTATACAATACTCGATACGGAAACAGACAAAAGAGTTAAGAATGCACAAATGGAAACGGTTCAATTCATACACAGTTATTATACGCAATGGCTTAAACGTGCAAATCTTCAAAGTGCTGGAGTTAAGAGCTTTTCAGTTCTAAGTTTTTCAGAATCACTTGGAGAGGCGACACTTCCTATATATATTTCTAATAATTTGCAGGATTGGAAAACTAATCAATCAACATTAATTGGAGTTATAAGCCGTGACCTCAACGAATGAAAAAATATCAATATTAAAAGATAAAATAAATCGTCAAGAAATAAAAATAATTAAAATTATAAATGAACTTGAAAATACAACTCAAACCAGTTCATTATATTATGCTCAAAAAAAAGTTGAATTAAATTCACTATTCAGAGAATTAAATTACATAATGACAGACTTTTTAAAATTAGAATTACCAAAAAATTATAATAAATCTATGTCAGATATGATCGCAAAATTAAAGGCATATAAAACATTAAGTTTTAAAAATCTTTCATATAAAGAACTGATAAATAAAGATAGTGCAAAACAGGGATATACAGCTATTATAAATGAAGGCATAACTTCATATACATTCGCATTGTCAAACGGTCAAAAAGAAATTAACAAATTATTATATATAACTCAACAAATCAATGCAAGCGAAAAGGCAATAAATAAAGCCATTGGCGAAAGCATTGAAGGTGATCAAATAAATGTAAATAAAACAAAAAAAGCAATTCAAAACAAATTGATTGAAAAATCAAAAGACGGAAAGATTATTACAGTAATTGATAAGAATGGCAAACCACGAAATTATGATATAAAAAAATATTCTGAATTAGTTGCAAGAACTAAATTAAGGGACGTACAAACAGAGGCTTCATTAAACCTTGCGAATGAAGTTGAAACTGATTTAATTCAAGTCAGCTCTCATAATACGTCAACGCCGCTATGTCAGGAATATGAAGGAAAGATTTTTAGTTTAACGGGTAAAAATAAAGACTTCCCGGTAATAGATTTATTGACACCGTTTCATCCTAACTGTCAACATTCAATATTCCCGGTTATTGAAGAGGCACTAAAGGCAGACGGTACTTATGATAAATATGTTGACTTCTCAAATGATGTAATTGAAGAACATCCTACTAAACCGAGTTTTATTCCAGTAAGTGAAAGGGCGGCACAATGAACTTGCAAGACGTTGAAAGAATAAAACGCTGGAAACAATTTCATCCTGATAGATATTGGGACTATATGAGAAACTTGGGGATATTATCAGACGGTATTTTACGAAATGGTGAGTATGAAGGAATTAACGAATGCTGGAAAGATCAACCTTGTTTTGTAATAGCGTGTGCTCCATCACTAAAAGGCATTGACTTAAAACAACTTGAAGGACAACATACTATAACGGTTAATCATCTAATTGAGGACTGGGATAAATCAGAGTTTCATTTATTTCTTGATCAAAGATTTTTAGATATGACAAGTTATGATATGAAAAAATATAAAGGTGTTATCTTTCAGAAAAATAATACAGCCGTATTAAAAAACGTTAGACGTGCAGTAAGGTTTCTACCGAGAGCTACTAAAGACACGCTATCATTTGATATAAAAAACGGACTTTGGAATAATTGCAATTCAGGAATAGCAGCCCTTAACCTTGCATTAATAACCGGAGCAAACCCGATATATTTAATCGGACACGATTCTACAAATATTGATAATACAAACGGGGCGCATTATAAAAAAGATTATCCGGGTGAAAAAACAAATCCTAATTATTCCGAATACGAAAAAAAGAAACAAATGTTTTATAACAAATTTATACCTTTTAAGGATAGAATTATAAATGTTTGTGATCCTGAAAAAGCAAAATTAAAACAGTTCAAAACAATACCTTTTGAACAAATAAAAATAAACGGTATTAAAAAAACAGGAAAATCAATTTGTCATATAGGTGTAATGCCGACTATAAATGACATGGGTAGTATAACACGAGATATATATAATTTTTGCGAAGGCAATCATACATATATACAATTATCTGATAATGTAAAAAACGATATACCAAAAGCAGATATTTATATATTACATTGTTTTAAAAATAGTTATGAATTATACAGAGATATGAAACTTGATGGGAAGGTTATTAGTATTATACACAGTACTGATCCATGTTGTCCTAATATATATAGTAATAAAATTATTACAATTTCAGAATGGTGTCAAAGACAATATCCTGAAAGTACAATGATATACGCTGGAGTTAAGAATTATCAATATAATTATCCTATTGATTACGAAAAAAATAATATATGTCGATTTACAAGAAACGTACCTGAAAAAATACATCCCGAAAGTCATAAAATAATATGCGAAATATTAGATAAACATAAAGATGTTAGTTATAACCTATTTACAAATAATGAAGATAATAAAACAGAACACGAAAGATTTAATTATAAAACTCATATAAAAATAAATATGGAAACTGAACGGGCTTATGAATTAAGTCAAAATCAAATATTTGCTATTGCAAATGATACTTTTATAGATACGTTTTCACTTGCATTACTTGAGGCAATGAGTGCCGGACTTGCAATCGTATTATTAAATAACGGTCAAGACGCTATGGCTGAAATATTAGGCGATGCTGGCATAATTGTTAATACAATTGAAGAATGGAAAGAAGCAATTGAAAGCCTTATAGGAAACACCGCATTAAAGATTAAATATGGACAAATGGCGAAAGAGAGAGCGCAGCAATTTAGCAGTCAAGATATGGTTAATAAATATAATTTGGAGTTAAAATGAAAATAGCATTTATATCTATGGGAGCGCATACGTCAACAAGACTACCTTTCAAAAATCATAAGATATTAAATGGTAAAGAGGTTTGCAGATATACTTTTGATTTTATGAAAGATATTAGATATCCCTATTATGTATTAACTGAATCCGAAGTTATAAAAAGAATTGCAAAAGAATATAAATATAAAATAATTGAATGTGATAGAGAATTCAGAGACGGAATTGAGGGAATGAAAAGGGTTCATAATATAATAAAAGCAGACGCATATTTTATAATGTCTTTTACTTCACCGATTAGGGATTTAATAAACATTAAAAGAAATATTAAACTGTGCATAGAAAGTAAAATCAACTTTGCCTATTCAGGATATATTGATATTAAAACAGGGAATGCTAAAGCAACGGGTTCAATGTATTATTTAAAGAAAGAATATTTATATTTAAATAAATGGCGAAGCAAGGATTCTATCATACTGCCTGACTATTACGATTTTGATATAGATACACAAGAAGACTTTGACAGAGTTGAAAATTATTTAAAGGGAAAATAAATGAATATACCGGAAAGAACACAAGCAAGTATAAACGGATTGAAAGAAATGATTGATTATATCAATTCGTTTTATGATACAAAAGAAATGACAATATTAGAAATAGGAAGCTGGACAGGTAAATCAATGGAGTTATTTGCAGAGCATTTCAAAACTGTAATTTGCCTTGATCCGTGGGAAGCAACTGAAGAGATAAATACTGAATACGATATGAAAGAAGTTGAAAAATTATTTGACAGTAGAATGAAAAATAATGTCATAAAAATAAAAGGCAAATCAGAAGATACTGAAATTACTTATAAATATGACATGATATATATAGACGGCCTGCATTATTACGAAGCTGTGAAAAGAGATATAACGAAACATTATAAAGACTCTTTGATATTCATTGCAGGTCATGACTATTGTGAAAGATTTTCAGGAGTTATAAAGGCAGTTGATGAAACTGTAGGAACTCTTGATAATCTTTTTTCAGATACATCATGGATTAAGGCGGTATAGAATGAAGACTAAAATAATAGTAGAAGTAGGTTATAATCACAACGGTAAAATAGATATAGCAAAACAACTTATTGATGAAGCCTCAAAATTAAAAGTATGGGCTGTTAAGTTTCAAAAATGGGATGTCGAAGGATTACCGGATAATATAAAAAATCAAGAGCGAGATGTGTCAAACAGTTTTGGAAAGACTTATTATACACACCGAAAAAAACTTGAATTTAGCATAGATCAATTACTTGAATTAAAAGAATATGCAGAAAATAAAGGACTTATATTTATATGTTCCGGTAAAGATTATAATTCAATAGTTCAGTTAGTAGAAGCAGGAATAAAATATATAAAAGTTCCGAGTCAAAGACTATTTGACAATGATATTTTTAAATACTTAACTATTAATAAAAAATCTAAAGGATTGTTTGTATTGGTATCATGTGGAATGATTGAAGAAAAAGAATTAAAAAATACTTCATGGTCTAAATGTGCAGATGTATTTTTTCACTGTATATCTTTGTATAACGAGTTAAGTGCAGATAAATGCCAGATGTCTATTATAAGACGACATAATTATATTAACGGATATAGTTCACATGAAGATGACGGTATGGCAATACCTATATCTATTGCTATGGGTGTAGAATATATTGAAAGGCATTTTACACTTGATAAAACAATGAAAGGTTCAGATCACAAAATAAGCAGTACTCCAGATGAAATAAAGTTTTTAATAAAGACAATTGAATCGACAGAGAGTATATGCGGAACTAATTACAGGGTATTAACAGAGAACGAAAAAAAGGTAAGAAATTTATATAGGAGTTTTTAATGAAGATAATTAATGAAGCGTGGGAAAAAAGAGTAAGTGAAACATCAGCACATATAAAAATCAATCAATGGCTTGGATCAATAAATGATCTTAATTCATTTTATGATTTATGCATAAGAGATAATAATTTTGAAAATAAAACTGTTATTGATTACGGCATCGGAGGCGGATATTTAGGATTGTATTTATTTCAAAATAAAGGTATTAAAAAATACATCGGTTATGATGTAGCAAAAAGAAGCATTATAGCAACTGAAAAAAACTTAAAAGAATTTGAAAATAAAGAATTGATATATATTGAAGATGTTCCTGATTTTAAGAAAGCTGATTATTTTATTTCAATTGCAGTTATTCAGCATTTTCCGACTAAAGATTATCTTGATGAATTCTTAGATAAATTAAATAAATCAGGTTGTAAAAATATTATCTTGCAGGTTAGAGATGGTAAAACAGAATTTAGAAAAGATGTATATAAAACAACTGATTCAATCGCATGGGCTTGTCATACAAATGAAGATTATATAAATGAAAGATTAACGAATTATACATTGACATATAATTCAGGGGTTGTTAACAAAGCAAAATCAAAGATATTACAGTATAAAATAAAAGGTAAAAAGAATGTGTAAATTAATTGTATCGATACAAGGATATTCAGAAACAACTACAAAAGAATTATCAGAGATAGCATTAAAAAATGGTGCTGAAATGATAAGAACTGATAAAAATATTGATAAAAGAAGTAACACTATCGGACTTGTAAAGAATTACAAATATAAGAATTATATAACACCAACAATCCCGGACATGGATAAAGTTAACGAATATGCTAACTACATAGCAATAGATTGCAGACAGTCAAATATTGTTTTAAAAGAATTATTAAATCACGCAAAAGAAAAAGAATATCAAATTGTTTGTGATATAGAAACTCTTGAAGATTTAAAAAAACTACTTAATATTTATGAAGTAGAAATTATAGCGACTACTTTTGATTATGATAAAAAAGATAAATTAAAAATATTAAAAGAAATAACAGAATTTGCAAAAAAATATAATATTGTAGTTATCGCAGAGGGCGGATATAATGGTTATACTGAAATGTTAGAAGCTCAAAAAATTGGAGTTGATTATATATGTATAGGTCAGGCTATAAGCAAGATCGATGAATTAACAAAAAAATATAAAGGATATCTTAAATGACGATATTAGTTGACATAGATAATACGATTATTAAATCGACATATACAAAATGCGAACACTGCGGAATGAATGATTATAAAACTGAAAACGTATTCGCAGATGACGTAAAAAAAATAAATGATCTATATGATAGGGGTTATATAATAATTATGTTTACCGGGAGGAACTGGAATCAATACGAAAAGACAAAAAAAACTCTTAGAGAAATAAAAGTGAAATATCATGAACTTGTGATGGGCAAACCTTCCGGTATTTATTTTGACAAAGACGCAATATTAAATATTAATGAGGTGATATAATGGCGAACGGATTAGAACGAACTATAAATGAAAGACTCGATATTTTGAATGATAAAATTGATGTATTAAATAATTATTTTTCAGGTATAGAAAGATCGCAAGATGCTATAAGTGTAATAGATGTATCGCATAAAGAGGTGCATGAAGGTTATTACTATGAATCATATTATTATTCTGAATCTAAAAATAATAATCAGTATTTAGATATTTTATATGTCGTAGGTTCTAATCTTGATTTCCATGTTGTGGTTACAAGTACAGAAATGATAGGAAAGTTCACAAAACAAGTTTTCTTAAATCCGACTGTTTCAAATAATGGTACAGAGTTAAAAATGTATAATAACAATCTGAATTTTTCTGAAAATTCATGCACTATGAAATTATATCATACTCCGACTGTATCAAATACCGGAACTGAATGTTTCGCTCCTGTTACAACACTTGGCGGATCAAGTCAGCCTACAAGAGTATTAAGTTCAGAGTCAATGAGTGCTGAAAAAATATTAAAAAAGGGAACTAAAATATTAGTTAGAATTACAAATCTATCAGGAACGGCCGCATTTATTTTATATAGAACCGGCGGTTATGAACATCAAGTATAAGGATAAAAAATGAGTAGTTTAATTGAAAATTATTTTTTAGATGACATTGAAAAACATAGATATTACTATAATGATAACGGCAATAAAGTTGAAGATACAACAGCTTTTGAAATATTGCCTTGCAGGGTTGATTATAAAAAAAAGATGATATCAGATTTCAACGGCAATCAGATTATAAGTA